GATGAACAAGAACACTACAGCAGCAATAAGAGCTGGTGCCCACAAAGGAGCAGTGACAACAGCCCAGCTAATCGTAGCAATTCCTGCAATCTTCAGTCCAAACATAATCAGGAACATCATCCCCAGAATAAACCACATATTAGCTATCCTCCAAGATTTTAATAGCAGACTCTGGCCATTTGGTATCATAATCCCACCCTTCTGTCTCGCTTTGCATCTTGTAGCAATCAAACAGCTCACCATCAATTTCAAGCTCTGGTGTTGCCCATGTAGAGGACAGATATGTATAGCTGTCCAAAACAGGCTTTCCGTTACGAAGGATTTCTCCTCCAGTCCATTCCCAATCCATCTCCAATCCCGCACTTGCTTCCGTTGCGTTATGCTCCTTGATAAGACGGGCAGCCTTATCCCAATCAAAGACTTTCAACTCATTACCCCGGTTAGCTTCTCCCATCTGAAATGCAGACCAAGTGTCCATATTAATTCTCCCTATCGTTGAAAACTATCAAATGAAAGCTTAACAAGCTTAAATTTAGTGTGTCCATGACGCTTTGCATAACGAAGCTGTGAGCGAGCTTGCTCTCGCGTCTCACACAAAGCAATTACATTTCCTTTCTCATCTGTTGTAGCCCACGCTTTAATCTTTTCAATATTCATTTAGATTTCCTCCAAATCTTGTGGATAAACCCACCACCAATCGTGTCCTTCCAAATACTCAGCCCTATATTCCTCGCCTGTTGAATGTCGTTCAACCACCCGAACAATGGTCCCTACAGGGAATTCATGATCTTTAAAGTTGCCAATAATCTTATACTTCCTTCCTATCTTAATGTTTGCTGATTGTGTTCCATCCTGCATCCCAAAATCCATAGGAGGAGCAACTTCGTCGCTCTTCACAACACGCTCATATTCCATGAAATCTTCAAAGGATGCGAAATACAGCGTTGTTGTGCTTTGAAGGTTGTCCACAGTTTCAGTGATTGTTTTAGTTACAGATGCCATTAGGCACGCCCCTTGTAAATTTCTTGGATTGCATTGAACATTGGCATCTGTACGTGGTACTGCAGATGGCGACCAGCTCGGTGGGAATATGGAATTGACTCCCAAGAATTATCCGCACCTTCCAAGCTTGTATTCAAGCAAGCATACAGCCAATCTAGTTCTGCCTGTGTTTCAATCACCACAGTGATTGGGCTGAATTTACTGTCCCTTTGTACTTTCATCTCATATCTCCTCAGCCTCTCGGCTTCTTTGTTAATGTGTGTACATTGTTTCATTGTTTTGGGGTGGTGTCAAGGGGATTTTTGATTTCTTCTCTTGCAAACTCAAACAATTCCCAATTACTCCTGCCGTTGAACACACTAGAGATTGTGGTCCTCGGGAATCCAAGCTTAACAGCAATTTCATTCACACCCAAGCCCTGATGCTCAAGAAGGGCAATTTCACAAACTTGTGCTTTGCTCAGCTTCTTCATATCTGGTCGTTTCTTGGCGTTGATCCTACCAGCCTCGATACCATCGCGTGTATTTTCTTTCTGCGTTGTCCAGTAAAGATTTTCTACTACATTGTTTGACCTATCATGGTCCTTGTGACCCACTTGAGGCTTGTTCTCAGGATTCTCTATAAAAGCAATCGCTACCAAACGATGAACGTAACGAATAGCCACATTGCTTTTATCTTTACGTTGTAGCCCATAGACCTTATAACCTGCCCCATTGTCAAAGAAATTAAGGTATTTGTCAAGCTCCAGATCATAAACTCTACCAAAATTACTCACTATATACCTGTCCTGAACAACAGGATCACAAATGTGGTTCCAAATCTCTTCCATTTATCCTCCTACAGCAGTAATTAGTTTCTTTGCTTCTGAAATGTAATATTCATAGTTTAGTTTTGACCAATCAAACTCTTTAATATTGTTACAAGTCTCAACACTCCATTCTGTATCAATACCAAGGCGCCTCCAATCATCACCCGGTTTCAAACCCGGCATCAGTTTTACCAACTTACCACCCTCTTCCGATGGGTAGTAACGACAGATATTCTGTTGTTGCACTTCTCTACCATCGTCGTAAACCAGATACAGTTTGGAACTACGAGGAATCTTAGCTCGAAGTAAGAAATCAAATTCATCCTTATGGGAAAGAATTGTTTTCTCCACATCCTTACCATTAACAATGTATTCCATAACAGCAATCGGAACGATCATAGCCGAATGGTTTTTAGACCAACCGAGCTTTTCAAAATGAGCAACTTCATAGCGCCCTTTAGATTTCACTTTACCGTCTTCATAAACGGCTAGATAATTATTGACGTCCGCAAGCGCCATCATTTTATATACAGCATATTCCAATTGAAGACCTACGGTCTTTTCCCAAGCTTTTGTAATGGCGTAGTAAGCATCCTCTTTATGCCGTGGAACAAGAGCTGTCACACCATCAGTATTACATTGAATGATCTTACAACCGATTTCCAAAAACTGCTCAGCAAGCATACTCAAACTTAACTGTCCATTAACGGTAATCGTCAAGGTGTATTTAGGATCGTATAGAGGGCTAAACTCACTATTACTCTTACCATATACAGAGTTCAAGGCAAGCTTGATAGCTCCATTAGGACCACTACCTTTAGGGTATTTCTTACGCTCGTTGAACAAATCCTTATACACTTTACAGAACGTTTGACCTAAGTGTTCAGGATACACGTTGTTAGCAATCGAGATGCTGGGATACATGGAAGTAACATCTGCGTCAATAATCTTCCAATTTTCATCATCTTTCACAATCTGCCCTTCAATAGACATATGGATACCACCTGTCCCATAGACGTATTGTTCACCATCAACAACGGTGTTGATTGACTCCACAACTCGATAAATACCCGTCACCTTCAAACGGTTGAGCTTTTTAGTCTTCGTTTCTTTTATCTCGAAAAATCCGCAAGGGTGATCTTTGAGGAATTCTACTTTCAACCTCTCAAGCTCTTGCATATGTGGTTCATTTTCTACATCAAAATCAGCCTTTGGTTTCTCCTTGCTGTCAAGATTAAAGCGGTTTTTGAACAACACCTTCTTCTCTTTCATCTGAGCATATTTAGCAAGCTCTCCAAGCTGATGCTCTTCATAGTCACTAAAAACACCCTTCGTCTCACTCACCACCTGAGCTTCCAGCCATTTATGAACAGCTTGGAATTCTGGACGCTTAAAACCAATGTAGTCAAACAAACAATCTTTCAACGGGATGTTATCTCGCTTGGTTTGATTGATCTTACGCCCATAACGACCAACGGTGTAGCAGATACCCTTCTTCTCTTCCTCCAACCGATTGATAAATAGAGTTTCACCAATCTTGGAATCACTAAAGTTAGTGCAATCAAATCCAAACTTCTCAGAAAGCTCAACGCGAAGTTGCAGAGCTTCATAAGAATAGTAATAGAACTTCAACGTCTCCATCACGTCATGTTTGTTATATTTCAAGAGAATATCCATCTCCCTGTCCACCAAACGCTTACCTACATCAAATGGTAAATCCTCTACGTTCTCCGAACGCATGTTAACCTCAAGCATCTTCAACGATGTTGCTTTTGCTGCATTATCAAAGTGGTGAATCTTATACAAATCCACCTGCTTAATAAAATGTTCATCTTCACGAACGCCATACCACTTCCCCTCAGACTCATTCATCTTATTAATGATCTGAGTTGTGAGTTTATACATCTTAGCAGCAGTAATCTTTGGACTACGCTTCTCAGCTTTAGCGGCGACCAGCTCTTGAACAATGTCGTGTACCAGAGTGTAGTCGTAGGACAGGTTGTTGTAACCAACCATCCGGCATTTATTCTTCAGAAGGTAACGTAGGCAATTTGCTAAACCCTCTGTGTCATCCGCCCTATCACTAATTTCATATTGACGCAAGTGTTTACCGCTGCAATGGATAATAGTCATTGTAAAACAATTAGGATAGCTTTCAAGATCGTAGGCCCAATCCGATTCAAAATACTTCTTTTCCAAAAGATTCCTCCTAGTCTTCAAAACAAAGGAGGATTTTACTCCTCCTAATTATCAAAAGTCAACATCTGGTACAGCAGGCTGTTGATATTCAGGGTGTTGTTCAAGGTAATCATCCAAATCCCAAATCTTGCGAGTCTTGAAGTCATAGAACCATTTACAAATCTCGCCAGTCTTACCGCCACGACACTTAGGCATATCTACATAGGTAGTATTCTGTTCGATACCGCCCGCCATCTTATCTCGGTTAATTACGATGTTGATTGCCGCAGATTGAACAAAAGTACCAGAGCCTAGCGCGTCATATTCTGTCACCTTGCGAAGTTTACCTTCCGCATTCATAGCAGGTTTACGAGTGTGGAGAACGTTGATAATTGTCACACCATTTTTAATAAACTGCTTCTGCCATTTCATATGGTCTTCTTGCTTTGTTTCATTACTACCACGAAGAATATCAGTCAATACATCAATGATGAAAATCTTACATCCGTGTTGACGATACATACGTTCCATCTGTTTCTCAAGAATCTCAATACTACCATCCCGCTCATCAATGATATAATAGCGAGGTTCACCGTTCTCCTTATACATCAAGTTGTCAAGTAGGGCAGAAACTTCGGGTTGCTCAATATAATCAATGATGTCCTGACCGTCTTCATACCACGTCAGATTACGTTCAAGGTGAAGAGAAGCAAGGTCTAGAGCATATTGACCTTCGGTAGCTTCCAAAGAGACTACACAAATGGTTTCAGGAGCATTAAACGCCCAATGATAGACCATAGCATTAACGTGACTTGATTTGCCTACACTTGTATCACCAATGATATTGACAATTCGCCCCTGTCGAATACCCCCGCCCATCGCTTCCTGTAGCTTGTACATATGCGGAGGAAGAGGAATTTTAGGAGCAAGTAGTTCTTGCTTCATAGCGTCCATCATCCCACTACTATCTTTT